CTATGGCGACTACCTGTACGAGCAGCGCAAGGACCGCTTACTGGACGACCAGGATCGCGACTGCGATTACTGGAACAATCTCAAATGAAAAACAAACAGCAGCGCATGTGCGAGATTGCCATTATCGCCATTGTCATTTTGACCGTGATCAAAGAGGTATTCACATGAACCTAATCCAAATCGAAATTCTTACCATCGCGCTGGTGTTGATCGCACTGGCGTTTTTATAACCAAGACAGGAGATAGTAAATGAAGACAGTAATATTAGTATTAATAGCAATAACCCTGACCGCATGTGGCGGTGGTGGTGGCGGTGACCCCGCTCCCGTTCCCGCTCCCGTTCCCGTTCCAGATCCTGTGGACTGTACGCCGATTGCCCAGGATGATTTCTACATCACCTGGATCGGTTCCAGCAACAGCGACTGGGTAGTCGATGCCACCGATGACTTCGCACGATTCAGAGGCGACAACGGCTGGATGAACTTCAATGGGTTCGATTATCCACAGGTTGTCGTTGATGACACCTTCCATATATTTGCGGACCTCGATGGTGACGGTAAGTACGACTACACCGAAACCGACATCTACGCCATAGAGAGTATCAACGGATGTGAAATTGCTGGAGCAGTTACCACCCCCGAAAACAAACTGCCTGGGTTCTATATCGATATTATCGAGACCTCACCTGGACACATTGAGATATTCATCTCTGACAAGCGGCCTATATTTGCCGCGAAGGTGGCCAACCGATTCCTGGATGATGGGACGGGTGGCAGACAGACTAATGGTGGCAAGAACCTGCCGCAAAATAAACCCCACTCGCTTGGCACAGCCACAGGAGTAGCGGAGCAGTAAACCTTAACGAAGAGGCCCTCAGATTTGGGGGCTTCGCAAACGGAGACAAAAGTAATGACAGCAAAGAAAGCTAACCAGGTAGTAACCCTGGAACCCGTAGCCGGCTCGGAGATGTCGGTCCACCCAGGTACGATGATCCAGGCGCTGATGAAGCTACCGGACATCGACATCGAGAAGATGACTGGCATGTTCGAGCTGCAGAAAAAGTACGACGACGAGATCGCCAGGAAGGCGTACCACACGGCCAAGGCCCAGTTCTCTGCGCTCGCCGAGACCATCAAGTACGACAGGGACGTTGACTTCAATAGTCGTGCTGGCGATAAAACAGAGTACTCGTATGCCACCCTGGCCGGCACCATGGATCAAATCCGCAAGGCCCTCAGTGACTGTGGCCTGCAGGTCAGTTGGAAGTTGTCCGACCTGGACGCCGGCATTCGGGTCACTTGCTTCCTGACCCACAGCCTGGGCTACCAGGAAGAGACATCTCTGTCAGCTGCGCGTGACGCCGGCAAGGGAGCCACCGGCATGAATACGCTGCAGGCAGTGAAGTCCACCGTGTCCTACCTGGAGCGAATCACTTTGTACGCTCTCCTGGGACTGGCCTCGAGAGGCGACGACGACGATGGCAGATCTGCTGATCAGTTTCCTGACGCGGAGAAAATCACAGCCGCCCAGGCGAAGAGCATCACCGCCAAGATCTCGAAGGTCGGAGCTGAGACCAAAAAAATCCTGGACCTGTTCAAGGTCGACGCGGTGAAAGATCTCACGACCGACCAGTATCAACCGGTCCACGCTCTCCTGGCAGCGAAGGCAGTTGCCGACAAGAACAAGGAGGCTACTAAATGATCGCCGTCAAGTGCGCCCAGGGCAGCGAGGAGTGGCGCGGCATCAAGGCAGGGGTAGCCTCGCCCTCTAACTTCGATCGCCTTATCACGGCCAGCATGAAGCCGTCGAGCCAGGCTGAGGACTATCTCTACGAGCTGCTCGGTGAATGGATCGAGGGAAAGTGCAAGGAGCTGCCACCCAATTTGTACTGGGTGAACCACGGCACCGAGATGGAACCAGAGGCCAGGCAGCACTTCGAGATCATCCACGGTGACGTCCAGCAGATCGGCTTCGCTTACAAGGACAGCCGCAAGCTGGTCGGCTGCTCACCCGATGGCCTCCTGAATAAAAAGATCGGCCTCGAGATCAAGTGTCCATCCCCGATCATCCACAATGCCTACTACCTGCGCGGCGTGTGTCCGAAGAAGTACATGCCCCAGGTCCAGGGATCCATGTGGGTCACAGGCTGCAGTCAGTGGTGGTTCATGAGCTACCACCCCAACCGCCCACCGCTGCTTACCCTGGTCGACGCGGATCCTGTTTGGCAAAAAGCGATCGATCAGATCGTGGTGCCGTTCGCCATAAAGCTGGGAGAGAATCGCAAGGACCCGCTCGTCGTGAAGCTGCGCCAGGCACGGATCGACCTGGGGGAGGCAGCATGAATGACACAGACCGAATCAATGCGCTCGAGCAGCGCCTGGATGACCTGACGTCACGACTGAGCCATGCCGAGCATGAACTCAACTACAAGATCGATGACGCCAGGAGCGATGCAGAGAGAGCCGTCACGGATGTCCGCAACGACCTGTCCACTCTCGAACACAAAGTTGATTACAGTTGAGCGGGATCCCTCGAGGCTGGACTCGGATCTCTGCCGACCAGATTGCCCACAGCTCGAAGCGTGTGCGGATCCGCAAGGTGACGTTCAGCGCATCGGGTGGTGGGCATTGCTATGTGGTCAGCTACAAAAAAAAGAAAGGTCGGGCCGACAACTGGTACCGACATAAAACGAACCCCCAGGATCTCAGCGAGGCTATCACCCTGGCTGAGGAATTGGTTTAACTTAATCCGGAGAAAAAAATGACCAATGTTATAAATTTACCCAGGGAGGCCACCTTTGAGGACTGGCACACCAGGGCAGTCGAGATGCTTGATGCCACCGAAGACGAGGTAGAATTTTGCACCATCCTCGGTGTCCTGTTATGCCATGCAGTCGAGAGCTGTGATAACCAGGACCTGGCGCTCAAGCAGGCCGGCATGACTATCCACATGCTGGGTAGCTTCGTGGCCACCGGCAGCTCAGTGCCTCCTGCTCCAAAAGAAATGATCGAGCAAATACTCAAGTCTGAATTTAACGGAGAAAACAATGAAAACTGAATTAGAGGCTATCGAAAAGATGGTGCCGGCCAAGCTCTTCAAGGCGAAGGCAATCGGCACCCTGTTGAAGGCAATCGAGATCGAGGCCACCGCCCAGGTGCCTGACGTCGACACACCTGCTGGCCGCGATGCCATCAAGTCCCTGGCATACAAGGTGGCCAGGTCGAAGACCACGATCGATGACATCGGCAAAAACTTTGTGGCCGAGCAGAAGGCCGCGATCGCTACCATCGATGGAGTGCGTAAAGTAGCGCGTGACTTCCTGGACATTCTGAAGGTCACGGTCCGACAACCACTGACCGACTGGGAGGAGGCCGAGCAGAAACGCATCGACCGACTCACCACGGCCATCGATGCCATCAGGACCCTGGGCGAGACAACAAGCCCCGCGACCGGTGAGTATCTGAGCGCCGAGATCCTGGAGGTTAACCAGGGCATGTTGAAGACAATGAAGATCACCAAAAAATATGCCGAGTACCAGGACGAGGCGATCAACGCGAAGAATGAAGCGATCGTCAAGTTGATCGATGCCATCCCCGCACAGGAAGCGCGTGAGCATGAGGCCGCGGAGAACGAACGCCGGCGCCTCGAGGAAGAAGACGAGCAGCGCATCGAGGAAGAGCAGCGCATTGCCAGGAAAGCGGTCGAGGATGCCGACCTGGAATCCACCAGGGAGCTGGCCGAGATCAAGCGCAAGGAAGATATGGCGAAGGCCGAGCAGGAAGCTCGGGAGAAGAACACCAGGTACAAAGGCGAGGTCAATAGCCTGGCAGCGATCGGCATCCAGAAAGTCCTGGACGTCAACGAAGTCGAAGCCAAGAAGCTCGTGAAAGCGATCGTCAATGGCAACATCCCCAACGTAACAATCAACTATTAGGAGAGCGAAAAAATGAGCGGTATCAACACAGCAACTATCGTCGGACGCATGGGTCAGGACCCTGAAGTTCGATACACGGCCAACGGTGATCCGGTGGCCAACCTATCGATCGCAACATCGAAGAAGTACAAGGGTGAGGAGGAAACTGAATGGCATCGTGTCGTCTGCTTCGGCAAGATGGCCGGCGTCTGCCAACAGTACGTTCACAAGGGAGATCTGATCGGCATCACCGGTGAGATCCGCACCAGGAAGTGGCAGGACAAGCAGGGCCAGGATCGGTACTCCACAGAAATCATCGCACACAACATGCAGATGCTCGGATCCAAAGGGACCAACACAGGTGCGCCACCCGATGACGCATCGCGCCAAAAGCCGGCGCAACCCGCGGCCCAGGAAGAGGCGGTGGTTGACGATGGGTTCGATGATATTCCTTTCTGATGTCCGACAAGTCGGGGGTGACTCACGAGGTCTTCCTGGCCAGGCTGCGCGTGAGTCATCGCGCAGTCTGGTTTGTCGCCCAGGTGTTATGGAAGACAGGCATGTCCGTGAAGCTACACCCAGCCACTGAGGCCCCACGCTTCGAGGACTGGCAGCAGCACAGCGACGATGGCGACCTGTATGTCAGGGAGAACCAAGGCCCATGGAAGAGAGTCGAGGTCAAACGCCTGGAGGTTGAGTTTACCTGCAAAGATGACTGGACGTTCGAGGGTGACTTCATAGTAGATGCCAAATCAACATTCGACGGCAAGGAAATAGTGCCGTGGGCCTACATGATTCTGAACCAGGAGATGACCCACTACGGCAGGGTTAATGTTGCGTTGACCAGGGACACCTGGATAGTGGGCAACAGGAAAGACAAAGACACCGGACTGACCAGGCCCTATTACTTTTGTCGGCTTCCTGATGTACGATTCAATTCATTCGAGGACCTGATCAATGAAAAAGAAACTTAACGGCTACCGAGATCCCAATGTCCTGGAGCGCAACGACATGACGCAGAAGATCGACGCCACCGTGATCATCGCGATCTGTCGGACCCTGGGGCGCTCGGACTGGGAGATGGACGCGGCCATGTTCAAGCGCGGGAAGTGGATGGCCTACCCCGATGGCGAGGAAGTCTTCAGCTTCGACGGCGAGGAGAAATTCCTGATCGGTCCCTGGGAGTACAACATCTTCGACAACACTTGCCGGCGCAAACTTGAATGGCTCTTCGACAAGGAGAATTATCAACACCACACTTTGGAGGACGAAGCAGGATGAAATATATTATTTTACAGCACGACAGTGCCATAACAATGCAGCAGGAAGTGCAGTATTACCTGGACCTGGGATGGAGACTCTCAGGCGGCTTGTTCAGCCACAACGGCTTCATGCACCAGGCGATGCACAAAGAAGACTAAGCCCTACCCTTGAACGAGTTCACCCCGTTCACCCCGAAGGATGCGCCGACGATCGCTGACCAGGCAGCTGTGATAGGCAGGAATAAATCCTGCATCATGCTGGCAGCGGTCACGGCTCCATCCGCATCACCGATACTGAAGGCAACCATGAACGACAGCAGCACCATCGCGATCAGGTAGAACCCGTAAGCCAGGCACGAGAACTTCGACAGATCTCGTCGCATCTTTCCGTTAGGATCGATGGCCTTAATCATCACGGCCTTCGCTTCTGCAGTTTCCATATCCGTTTCGATCCACTCAGAAGCGATCTTCTCAATAGACCCAACGATCCCACCACCTACTAACGAACTAAGAAATCCCATTATGTCATCACCCTATCCAAAAAATCTTGCCAATGAAAACCTTCACCTGGATCTACTTTCCTACCAGGTGAGATGTCTGAGTGCCTCACGATCTTGTCTTCCTCGAGGCTGTATTCTTTCACCCACTCGCTCACCACGCTGACGCCAGCTTCCCACTGTGCGGTGGTGACGTAGGGCGTCTTGATCATCTCCAGGAACGAGCTGTAATTGTGGTTGCCTTCCACCAGGAACTCGATCCCGAGCGAGTTGGTGTTGAAGCCTCGAGCATGGTAGGCGCCCTGGTAGTCGGGCCGACACTGCCAGATGTCGCCGGCAGGATCCACCAGGACATGAGCCGACAGCCCCAGCTTCTTCAGGAACTCGGTGGCATGCTCCGGATCGGGGTCCAGGATGTACTCACCCATCGCGTGGACGACGATCAGCTTCGGCTTGTTGTGCCGGTTGCCTTTCGGTAACGGCGCGTCATGGATCATGAGATGCCATCCACGGACCTGGCGATCACGCCATCAGAGCAAACACAAATGAACGTGTCGTCGGATGCGTTGTAATCGACGTCATTGATATTGCCACCAAACGGGGTGACCACATCTACCCAGGTGCCGACAGTATCAAGGTCTATGCCAGCTTGAGTTTTGATTTCACCGGCATCACCGACAGCAACCATCCGATCACTCACGCTGGTGTACGCGAAGGCATTGACCGGACCATTCATCGCACCATCGTTGACCGCTCTCACAGTGGTCAAGGACATTAGTTCAATGTCACCATCGCTGTCACCCATGAACAGGTCTTGCGGGAAGGTCAGTGTACCTGCCTTGCCCAGCCCAGCAGTGATTGGGGTGTTCATGTTGTTGAGACTGTTGGGGGAGGTGTCAGTGGGGTCGGCGTAGTACTCGTACAAAGTAGCAAGGCCGGTATAAATGGTCCTGCCAGCAGCGCCGGTATCGTACACGCAGGTGTTGTTCATACCCTGACCGGCGCCGGTGGTAGTGATGTCCGATATGGTCCAGGTAACCATGTTAAAGGTAACATCGAACATTGCGGTTGAAGCGAGGTTGTATTCTATGAAGGCGGCCCACAACCCTGCAGAAGGACTCCAGATCAGGCCATTGATTGCGCCACTACCAAGGAGGGCAGGGATTGCCTGGACTGTGGTGGTGTCTGCTACCCAGGTCGTGCCATTAGTCGTGATGGAGAAGTCACCGTTCGCACAACCAACGACGAAGTTCTCATTCGATGAATCGTATTGCAGCGCGGTGATGGCGCCAGTGACGCCAGACGTCCTTGCTGTCCAGGTGATGCCGGCATCGGTGCTGGTGTAGATCAAGGTGCTGCCTGCGATGACCCACCACTGGACGCCAGCGATAACACCAGTGGCAATGTGATCGATGTTGCCGCCACTGAACGGGTCGGCGGCGATGGCTGTCCAGCCGGTGAATGGGACTACCGGCACGTTGATGCCGAGTCCATTACTGGATCGCAGGATCTGGCCCTGGTTATTCACCGCGCAGAAAATACCATTGACTTCGTTCCAGGCTACGTCAGTGAAGTCGGCCAGTGGGTTGGCACCGTTGTCCACCAGAGTCCAGCTGTCGAAGGTAGGAGCATCGTCCCGATCAAGGTATCCGATCTTGCCATCGTCTGCGACCGCCACGAATCTGTCATGCGTGGCTGAGTAGGCAAAGGCATGGACCACGCTAACCCCGAATGTGACATCGTCCATATCGACGGTGGAGTTGAATATCTTTCCATCCGCATGGGCGTTCCAGATCTTCACGGTGGTCCCGCTGACTGGATCGATAAATGAAAGTAGTGCGGTGGCGTTAGCCTCGCTACTCAGGTTAACGACTGGCGTTCCTGACTCATCAGGAGCAGCACCGAAAGTGTAAGTGTCCTGCCCGTTCCCATAGATGGTCCCGTTGCTGGCAAGACCGCCTGTAAGTAGGTGGTTCTCCATTTTCGCCAAACCGACAAGGGAGGGATTGCCGAAGTTGGGGGTCGAGGCCCAGGTCACAGCGTCATCAAAACTATAAGCACTACCCGCAGTGGTCGAGGATAGTTCCCAAATGCACCGCCATGCCCTGCCAGCGATGTCGTAGGCAACCGAGTGAACATCTGCGTTGCCACTGGTGTACTCGGGCAGGGCCTTGAGAGAGGTGATGTCCAGTGTCCAGGTGGTGGTGTCAACACTGTGGATCAGGACCGCGCCGTCACCAACAACCAGAAACGATTCGTCGTCTGGGTTGTAGGCAACGTCATTGAGATTCAGGGCGATGTGCGAGACCCTTGAGGCCCAACTCAAACCACCATCGATGCTGACGAATAATTTTCCACCATCACCGACAGCCACCCAGTACTCGATAGATCCGATCGTGCCAGTGTCGATACCGTTGATGCTGTCACCACCAAATGGATCACCACTGATCGGTGACCAGGAGACTCCACCATTCACCAGGCAGACTTCAGTGATGGTGTTGGTCAGGACATCCCCGCCTTCCATCGTCATCAACATGTTGGTGTTGCCGGCAACGAAAGCTACGGTCGAAATCGTGCCAAAGTAATTGCTGGCTCCATCGACAAAGCGCAGGCGTCTGCCCACACTGAACAGGTTCGCAGCATTGGCGCCGGCGATCCTCCAGTTCACAGTATCGATGAAAGTAAATGAGTAGTTGGGGCAGTAGGTTGCGTTGTTCGGCGATGCCCCGAAGCCGATGTCCACTTGATTGGCCACAAGACTCTCCAAATTGAAGTTGATGAAATTCAGCAGCTCGACAGCTGGTGTTATGGTGACCCCGTTGTCTTGCACCTGGACTTGAGGCGGCAGGGTTCCGCTACCGCCGCCATCGTATCGGATCATGTACATCATCTGCACATTGCGGGGGCGGGTTTCGTTGCCGCCGGTGGATATTACATTTGGGAGTCCTGCTCCCGTAGTAGGGTTAGTGGTAAACACTGTGTTGTTCGCCACACCAGCTACGATCGGGCCACCAGTGAACCGCTGCTGTTGGTGCGTGTGACTCTTGAACCCTTCAGCCTGCTTGGTGCCTATCTCGTCGCCGGTGGTTCCATCACCACGGTCGGTCCGAGCGGCCCTATCAGGATCGATGGCGGCACCATGGTCGTATCCCCTGACAAACTCACCGCGGAGATCTGGCAGGTTGAAGTCGGCACCGGATCCACCGTACTGGTAGCCGATAATTGCGAACAGCTTGGCGAAGGTGACCGCGTTGACCGACTGGCCGTCACACTCCAGGAAATTCTGTGGCACATCCTCATGCGCCCACAGCAAGATCTCTCCGATCGTACCGGCGGCTGTCGTGAAGACCTGCCAGATCCCGTTCGACCTGGCGTACAGTTCGGAGTTGACCGGCGCATCTGTCAGGTAAGCCTGGAGATCCGTGATGTCAGCTTCGACATGTGTGTGGCCCACGAGAGTGTAGTTCTGAAGGTCGGTAATATCGGCCTCGACATGCGTGTGACCTATCAGGGAATAGTTCCCCAGGTCCGTGATGTCAGACTCGGTATGCGTGTGGACCACAGCAGACTTCGCGTCGAGTTCAGCCTGGAGATCTGCCTGGTTGGATACGGTCCCAGTGATCGCGCCCCAGAAAAATCCGACCGGCGAGAGCAGCAGGCCGAAGGTTATGATGTCGGTCCCTGGAAACCAGGGAATCACTGAGGAGGTAATCGAGTACACCGCCTGGGTGTTGGAATCGGTTATGAGCTGCCCATCGGCGACATCCTCGCCGTTGTTCATGTCGGTTGCCCTTACCCAGGACTTGCCGCCTCGAGCTACCCAGATCCCGTTCTCGGTTGGGTCGGTCTGGGCTGCGAGTGCTACACGATCCTGGTCAGCAATGACCACGCTGGCGATCGTCTGGCCAATACCAAACAGGGCCTGGTTGCCGGTCGATACGGTTACGACTGGCGCCTTGATCCCTTCTTCGGGCGCGTCACCTAATCTGGATTGTTGGCTGGTAGTCATAGTCTATGCTGGGTCGTGGGCAATGCTGCCGGTTGCATCGTGCCAGTCATCGGCATCGGCACTGCCGACTGCCCAGACTGGTGCGCCTGTGGTTGTGTTCCATACCTCGTAGCCGGCCACCTTGTCGGTGGTGGTATTGATCGCGTTGGCAGCGTCCACCAAGGCAGCGGTCGTCGAGGTGACCGGTGCGTGGATGTGTCCGACCAGGGAGTAATTCTGCAGGTCGGTGATGTCCGCTTCCAGGTGCGTGTGGCCCACCAGGGTGTAGTTCCCCAGGTCTGAGACCTGCGACTCGGTGATCGAGATCGCAGCCTGGGTAAAGTGGATCGTGGCATCGCCGGTGTGAGCTGTCAGCGCACTGTCGAGCGCGTATGCCTGCAGGTCCGTGATGTCCGCTTCAAGATGGGTGTGGCCCACCACCGACACTGCAGTGCCAGCGATAGTCAGCGCGGTGACCGCATTGATAGTACCGTCTTCACTGATCCGCATCTGCTCGACTGGGATAGTAGCTCCATCTGGTGTGGTCAGGAAAACGATTCGACCAGGCATGTCGTTGTCGCCTGGGACGCCGTCTACCTGGAACCTGATCTGCGCTCCTTGTTCGTAATCCGTTCCATCCCAACCCACCGCCATGATGGCCAGCAGGGTGTCGTTGTCAGCGACTACGACATGCGCGTCTGTGCTGCCCTTCGTTCGAGAGCCAACCAGGATGGCTGGGAGCGTTGCATGATGACGGTGCATAATGAACGCTGCGACATTCGTGCCGCCGATGTCTGACGCCTTCAATGCGCTCTGATACAGAATACCGCCGATGGTGATACCTGCAGCTTCAAGTCCTGGGTCACCCGCGACGAATTGCGGTGCCTGGACGTAGCTGCCCAGGGGATTCAGAAACAGGGGCGCGGCGGTGGTCGCGTCCGACTTCGACTGGATCGACTGGAGATCGTACTCCAGGTGCTGGTTCGTAGCCGGCGCCAGGGCGCCAGTGATCAGGGCCACATCGACGTCGACCAGGTCGATCACGTTGGGGGATGTCAGCGTGATCTGGGTCGGCATGGATCCGATCAGGACCACGAAGGAGGTCGCTGTAATGTCGGGGGTCCAGGGACCGGTGAACTGAATGTTGTAAACGACCAGGGTATTCGAGTCGACGATCAGCATGCCAGGCGACATGTCCTCGTCGCGGTTCATGTCGGTTGTGCGCTCCCAGGCATCCGGTCCCACATTGTAGGTGCCGTTCTCTGCAGGGTTGGTCTGGTCCTTCGCCAGGACGCGGTCCTTGGTGCCGGTCACCACACCGTTAAGAGTTTGACCGGTACCCGCCAGGGTAATGTTGCCGGTGGTCGATGTTTTGACAGGCGCCTTGATGCCCTCTTCAGGAGATCGGCCCATCCTCGATATTGCGGAAGTAACCATTATTTGTCTCTGTCAGCCCCCTCGGTGAGTGCCAGGTACGGGTTGAAGATCTTGCCCTCTTTGCCCCGATTGAATGAGTCCCAGTAATCCATCAGACGAAAAAGGTTTCCGGATCCTGGCAGCTTCGTCACGGTACCCAGGGTTCGACCAACGTCCGCGGCGAGCTTGAGCGCGGACTGGTTGCCCTTGACGTAACTCTCGACTTCGCTCTTGAGTCTGACCGGCGCCCCTGCAATCGCGCTGATCGGCATCGTAGGAGTGAAGCCCTCATAGAACGAGGCCATGTCGCGCATCAATGGCAGGGTACCAATCAAAAATTTGAGCGAGTTCTTCAAGATATATTCTTCGACCTCTTCGTCTTTGTCGGGCCAGTCACCGATTACGATCTGTGTCAGGTTGGCTACGATTATGGGCATGACCACAGCATCCATCAAGAAGGCACCAGACATAAAGTTTGTGCCTCCCTTCGAGGACTTGTACAGCCGCTGGTAGTAGGCGTTGAACCAGGATCCGAAGATCGTCAGGGTCTTAACAAACTCGTTCTGATTGCTCTGCATGATCCGACCCAGGAAGGCATCGTGTCCGGATCCCACGGTCTCGGCCACAATGGTGTCGGCCTCGATGACGGCCCTCGCTTCGTCGCCGTGTTTCTCGATCGCGCTGTTGTAGGCGGCATGCCAGGTTGGATAGGCCACCGCCGAGTCGACCATGGTCTGCAACACGAACGAGCTGGTCTTGAATCTGTGCCAGAACGCTTCCATCTTGGTGGTCGCCAGGATCTTCTTCATGGTCTCGCGAGATTCACGGTTGACCAGCTGGGCGCGGTTCTCCATCTTCGCGGACTTGGCGTTGATCTCTGCCATCATTCCTATCGGGTCGGAGGCAAAGCTGAGGCTTGCCTGGGTGAACTTGATCGGGCCGACTTCCCTGGCAGAGATGAGTGCGGCGGGGAACTGCTGCATGACGTTACGCAGCGAGTAGCCCAGGTGCATCAGGGTGGCCGACTGGCGCATCCAGCGTGACAGCCTGGCCATCCATTTGCTGGTCTCACGCGCAGGGGTGGCCTGGGTGATCGAACTAATCGAATGGATCAAGGACTCGTAGAAAGGAGCGCCGTGCTTCTTCTCGATCATGTTCTGGATTTGCTTGTTGTTCAGGAGACTACGCAGGTGACGGCCAACTCTCGCAAACGCGATGTAGTGGGTCTTCTCTTCCATCGACTGCGTGATGTTGTTGGTGTCCAGGAGAATCGGACGGCCTCCGGATCCCTTCCTGGAATGGGTGGATCCTGCCTGCATCGGCACCACGTTGGAGGTGTTCATGCCTCGCATCGCTTCATCGGCAAGCTCGAGCGCCTGGCTGTCGTACATCAACTGCATGTGGCCACCGGTCATCTTCACGCCGTTGACATCGAAGGGCGTGGGCTTCAGTTTCGGTGGCGCCACGCCGAGCATTTCCTTGGCGGCTTCCTGGAGTGCCGGCCACTGTGTTTCGTTCATCGCCCAGATCTGGTTGACCAGCTGGAGCTGTGGAGGCGTGAGCCTGGCCATCAATTCCATGACGTCATTCTCGGTCAGCTCGTGGCCCTGCATGAGCGCCTCCCTCGAGGACTCGGTTCCCCAGTAGACGGCCATCATGAAAACCTCTGAGCTGGTGTAATCTTCGACCGTGCCGTCTTCCTTGGTGTACATCATCGCGTCATTGTCGCGCAGGCCTACGTTCGGCATCTCGGCCATGAAGCCCTCCATCTCCTTGAACATCTCGAGCTGCAGTCTCATCTTGTGGTCGATCGCTGCCTGGATTGGTTTCAGGATATTCTCGAACACCCAGCCCCCACCCTTGAAGCCATCCATCTTCCGGACCATGTTCCCGAGCGATGGCATCGTGGCCAGGAAGTCACCCCAGGTGAGCTTCGCCATCTTGCCCTTACGGACCTTTCCTCGCGGGGTACCATAGTCCTTGCCGCCCTCAGCTTCTATCGCCTCGAGGCCGGCCTCCCTCAGAGCAGCTGCTTCCAGGCTTGCCTTGTCGGCTACCTGGCCACCAACGTATCGAAGGTGCCTGAGCATATCGACCACGCCGGCAATTTCTTCGGCGGTCATCTCATCGAAAGTCTTCAGCTCGAAGCCCTCGAGCGTTTGGTTCTCACTACGGAAACGAATCGCCGCGACCACGTTCGGGTCCAGCATCTCGAGGCCGATCAGCGCGGCGTTCTCACTACCCATGCCGGTCTCTTCGTCGTAGGGAGTGATCTGCCCCTGGTAGAAATCGAGGACCCGCTTCGCACGTTCCATGCGCTCGACCGGAGTCAGCCGCATGTCGTATGCCATCGCCAGGTTTTTCATTGCCTCGAAGTATTCCTGATCCACTTTGCCAGGCTGGTACTTCTGGTTCTGGACGGCGCGGATCTTCTTGCGGTCCTTGCCCATCTTCTCCTTGGCTTCCACCGCTGCCTTGTACAGGTAGTGGTTCGCCAGCTGCTGGATTTTGTCCGCGGTTGGGTCCTCGGCCTTCGCTGCATTCTGGGCAGCTTTGATCATCTGCCGGTAGTACTTGCTCGGGCGAATCTTCTTGAACGGCATGGATCCGATCATCTCGTCAGCCTGGTGCTTCAGCGTCTTGCGATCGATCCCCTGGGCCTGGGTGTGACCCTCGGCCTTCAGTTCGATGAGGACCATCTCGGCCTGGTCGTCGTTCATCATGGCCTCGCGGACCTCGGTCTCGAGAGTGCCATCGTTCAGGATGTCGCCGTGCCTGGCGATCATGGTTTTCTCGGCAGCTCCTTCCGCGGCCTGCTTCAGGGTCGGCGTGTTCTTGATGTCCTCGTACATGGCCTTCACGGATGGGTAGCCATACTTCTCAGAGACCAGCCCAGGATCCTGACCACCACCCACGGCCCTGCCGATCCAGTTCCTGCCATCGGGCTTGCCACCGATCGCGTCACGCAGCATGTGCCAGTCCACCTTGCCTTCCTCTGTCGAGATCTCGGCGATCAGCTTGTAGGCAGTCTCCTCGGCCAGGCGCTCTCTCTCCTCAATAATGAGCGGTGCCTTCTCGCGGCGCCACTCGGCTGATTGCTTTTTCCTGTACTGGGCCATGACCTTTTCATCGAGAGTCATCTCGGCGGTTTCGGTTCGCCGGCCAGCGATCTTCTTGTACCTGGCCCAGTCGATGTCGTTCATGCCGGCCTGCTCCTGGGACTGGAACAGCTCGGCATACTCGGGCTGCAGTTTGGCCAGGTCGATCTCCTGCTCGGTGGCCAACATGCGATCGAAGATCTCGGTGATCTCGGGCGACAACTTGGCGCGGGTGAGGCTCGGGTTCGACAGGGTCCGGTACAGGCGTTTCAACCAGGAACGGAATGACTGGAACGCTCGGCGCAGTCCGACCGATGGCGCCTTGCCCTCGCGCAGGTAGACCTCGAAGGTCTCGGCCCAGGTCTCGTGCTGCTCGTCGGTGATCTCATCGAAGCTCGAGGCACCCAGCCAGGACAGCATCGCCCGTTGATTGTCGTTCATGCCGTACTTCTCGGTCCACATTTGCTGGACGTCCAGAAAAAGGTGGCCACTCTCGTGCAGAAACGTGGAAAGATCCGATGATTCGGTCAGCTGAATGATCCGCTTGCCGCTCACATCTGGGAAAAATCTTCCCTTTTCCCCCTGGAAAAACTTCCTCCCAGGTGATATACTACTTGTGGAGGTTTTATTTATGGAATATCCCACATTAGACACCCTGCCACCTGGCACGGAACTTCTTGAAGTTGATGGCATTCCAGTCACACTGACCTTCGATCCAGCAGTGCCTGACGAGATCGCCTGCTTGGCATGGGACACGGATCCCCCGCGAAAATTCATGCCTGGTTCAGCTGCCCATAACGGCGCTAAGGTCTCCATGTCAGACTTCTCGAAGTTAATACTTAAACCGTAGAGTTCATTCACCCGCCTAACATCGCGGATCCTCGCCCTGACAACTTTCTCAGCCAGGGCCAGGTCCGTCTTACCCTTCTTCGCGAGCTTGTAAGAGTCCCGATATAGCTTCAGCTCGATGTCCACCATCGCCTTGACGAACTGGCGGTCCTTTGATTCGCGGTAGGCCTCGTACAGCTGGTGGCCGTAGTGCTTGGCGACGAGCTGGTCCCTGGTATTCACCTGGACCTCGACGGCCACACCTTTCACCATGAACACCAGGTTGATGTCGCGGTAACCATTTAAGTTGACGCCGGCCCAGACATCCAGAGTATTCTTATTCTTGATGATGTTGCGGAACCCGAATGTCTCGACGATCCTGCCCACGGCATCGTTGGCTTCTTGCATGGTGTTGACTGACAAGGTCCCACGGATGACGTCCTTCAGGTCGCTGGCCACGCCTTTGTAATCGGTATCGATCTTATACTTGGCCCTCTCGCGCCCCTTCAGTGGGGTGTCTTTCCAGATCCCACCATATTCCTCGGCGATTTTTTCCATCGGTCTGTCGAGCTTGTCCTTCGCCTTCGCGGCCTTGGCGTACAGCTCTTCCATTTCAGGCGTCATCTCGATCACCTTCCTGCTCTTCGGATCGCGCACATCATCGATGACGCGGACAGGGACCTCGGTGTATCCGTAGTGGATGGCCGCGGTTATTGCAGAGCGGCCATCGAGAACTGTGTAGGTGCCATCGATCTCACGGCGCACACTCGCTGGCCGGCGCTGTGGTCGGATGCCGTCGAGGGTTTCCCCCAGGAAGCGGATGGCACGTTCGGGCGCATGCGCGGACTCGAGGCCTTTGAGTTCAGAGATCTTGACGACCTCATGATCGAAGGCCGTATCGAAGGGTGGGGGTTTGGTTGAGGCAGGCGCAGGTCCACCCTGCGCCAGGTATCTTATTTCTTGGGTTTCAGCGGCGCGTTGGGGGAGACCGTCTTCTGTGTAGCGGTCGAGGACCTTCTCGAATGCTTGCCGCCGATCACGAATCCACGCTTGTAGATCGGGTCGTCCGCTGAGGCTGTCCTCATCCAGGACGGCTTGCCCCGCGGGGTCTGCGCTCCAGTCTTGGTCATGGCCATATTCTCCTTCACTCCAAAAATCCGCGGCGTCAGTCATGCCGATGTCTCGCAGGCCTGCCTCAATGTCGTTGAAGTTGCCCAGGAAGACATCGTCGTCCAGGAACGGCACACCGGTCTCGTCATCGCGGAAGTTAATGACCGAGATCTCGTTGGGTGCCGTTTGAGTGTAGCCGGCACTATTGCCGAATACGCTTTCCAATAAGTGTAGCACATCCTCGGCCTGTGTGGGAGTGATGTTCCCATCGAACTGCAGCGCAACAGAGGCCTGGTACCTGCCACCCTGGACACGGAAGCCGGCGCCCTTACCCTTTGCGATCGCATCGGCTTCGACCAGGGTGTCGACCCTGGACTTCGGTACCATTTTGCCGGTCTTGATGTTGATGACTCGGAACTTCTGATCCTGCCTGGCCTTCTTCGATGACAACGCTCGAGAGTCCGCACGGAACCACGGCACGGCATCCTGCTTGAAGATGTACTGAATCGCCCTGGCGTAGGCGCGGACCTCGGCGTAGCTGAAACCCTTGCCACCAGGTTGCTTCTCGGGCAGAAGGAATGACAGCGCGTTCTCTTCGATGCCGCCGGCGTAAGCTCCCCTGGATCTGCGAACAAATCCCAGCGGTACTCCGAGCCTCTCTGCCAGGCTGTCGGTGCCATCGGCATTGACGATCAGCGCCAGGGCCTCACGCATAAATTGTTGCTTGACCTCGGGCGATGCGCCGTTGATGGCATGACCGACCGAAGTACTTGGCATGGTCTCCCAGGTAACAGTCTGGAGCATCTGGTCGATGAAGGTCTCGTAGCTGGCCGCGGTCTCGTTGGCCGCTTCGGTGGCCTCGTCGGACTTCACCGACCTGGCATGTTTGGCCCAGATCTTGTTGTGTTTGCGCTGGCCGTCCTTGGTGACCGGTGCGGTACGTTTGCCATTGACGTACTTGGCGATCCCCTTCTCGAGCGACTCGGCCCAGGTCTTCTCTTTTACCCAGGGAGTCTCGTACCTGGCTTTCATGGCGGTCCAGATCGAGGCCTGCACCTGGTGCGGAGTCCAGCGTGGTTCGCCGACCCTGAGCTTGCGATTCATTTTGGCCGTGAGGCGACGAACATAGTTCTCGCTGAAGCTGTAAGCTCCCCCGCCCTTGTCGTCGCCGGCAGATTCATTGTCGTACTCGAAGGCACGGTACATCCACAGGTCGATCGTGGCCGGCTTGTCCAGGCCCTCGATTACTTCCTGGTCCAGGCTGAGTTGATCCACGGCCTCGGGATTTTGCTTGACCAGGTCGTACATTAGATTCTGGTAGAACGAGTTTGTCTTGCGTCCTTCGTATGGCAGGTTGTCATAAAGGACAGCAGCTGCCTTGGCGTCCTGCTCGCCGGTCTTGACCTGGATCTGCTCACCGCGCTTGTACTGGTTCCAGGCAGTGACGGCGAAGCCGGTGTTGACCTGGACAGAGGATTGTGGAGAGTAGATCGCGATGACCTGCATCAGGCGCTCGGCCTCCTTCAGATCTCCGCGCACGATGTCCAGGACCCGCTGTGCCGATTCCTCGTACCAGTAGCGGCCAGTCACGCCCTCGTTGATGTGGCGCAACAGCTTGCGCTCCATCTCGCCGAGCGCCGCCCTGGGGTCCTTGGAGTCGTTCACCCACTTCGGTGCGCCCTTGATCTTGCCGGTCGACGTCATCTCGGGCTTCCAGCCGACCCACTTGCGATCCTCAGCTGCCTGGGCTTTCTCCTCAGTAGTGAGAACGCCGGCGCGTTCGACCTGGATCCCATCGGCCTCGAGAGTTGCTACCAGGCTGTCGACCTCGTCCTGGATAGTTTGCCCCAGGGTATCGAGCGCCTGGTCGTCGGTCTTGCCCTCGCCCAGCTCCCTGAGCAGGAATACGCGGTCCTGGTCAGACAGACTTTCGATCTTCGGGATGCAATCGACTAACGGCATATTATTTCAATCAAGCCTCGGCAAATAACCAGCAGCTCTTCGTCCTCTCGTTTCGCCTGCTCGAGGTAATCGGTCAGGTCATTAAATTTGTCGTGAGTGCGGCCCACGATCCCGCCCTCAAAGATCCCGCGGCCCAGCCCTCGGGTTGCCACGAACGTGGTGCCTTGGCCAAATCCAGACCGGCCCAGGCCCCTGGTTGTCAGGAACGCCATTACGACATCCTGTCTTGTCTATCGATTCCCTCGGCGGTGTCGCTGTAAGGCGAGGTGCCTGCGATGTCCTCGAAGATGTCGCCCTGGACCATGACGGTCGCATCATCGGCTTCCTCGAAGATGGTCTGCTGTCCGGTTCCTGGATCGGTGTGGCGCTTGTTGATGATCGCCTGCTTGATGAAGTTCTCCATCATGTCCTCGGTCGCGAAGATCGGGGTCGTGGCACCGGTGTCCCAGAGCAGAGATCTGCAGCCTGCCGACAGTACGATGTCCACGCCGTATACTCCACCCCCCACCTCGTAAACTCCCACGGTGGTCCTGGCAACCAGGGTGGCACCGGCGAGGCCGACCTGCTCGTAGCCCACGGTCGCGAGTCCAACCTGGCTGGAGCCGAAGGATGCGTAGTAGGAAGTGAAGTTCGCCATGATTTACTCCGGTGCTTTGAGTGCCGGTCCGACAGGGAAGTTGCCGTACTGGATGCTCTTCATCGACATCAGCAGTGGATCGGCGTACTTGTGCGGCACATAGTCACGCAGCGCATCGGTCAGCTGCTGCATGAGCATTTCAGGGACCACACCCGCTTTGATCATTTGGGGTGCTACGGCCTTGTTCACTGCCTCGGCCAGTGGTTCTTTTTTCGCTGGGGTTTTATCGTTCATATTATTATCTCTTTATGGTGGTGGTGGAAAGGGCTTCGGGTTATTCCCGTACTGATGCCCTTGATTAGATCGGTTTTCTGTATCAACTGGTGCCGGTGGTTTGCCCTGGTTCTGCCTGGCTTCATCTGCTATTGCCTGGCCCTTGGAATTGCGGACCCTGCCCTCGTATCTCTTTTCATCGAATACATTCTCATCGATCTCAACACTGAGATTCGGGTTGTTGCAGTTCGGGCAGAAGGTATTGGCATTATCTCGCTCACCAGCCACGCCTTTTGACCGCGCTCTCCACTCGCAGACATTGCAGTACTTCCACCACTTGACACCTTTTTGTTCTGGTCTTGCCATATCAGTTCCTATACCGGAGTGTTCACTGTTGTACCCGCGCCATCAACCCACACACTGCCATCAGCTGCGCCGGTTGCCCATACAGGGACATCTTGCGTGGAATTGTAGACCATTGCACCTTGAATCTTATCTGCACCTGTGTTGACAACGTGTGTAATATCATTCAATTGCGCATCAGTAATTGTAGGAAACTGGGTATATCCTGCTACCTTCACACTTCCCTTGAAGTCAGCAGTTGTTGTCCCTGTCGGTACACCCATAACCTCGGCATCAGCGTCATTCTTAATCGTTACATCGTTGGTGCTACCCTGTCCTGTAAGGATCAAACCTTCGACTGCGGTATATCCCATAGCGGCAAGATCACCTGCTGCTGTATCTCCATCGGCAAGGAATTTACCTTGAG